ACCCGCTGACCAGGCCGGTGTGCAGGCCCTGCATGAGCGCCTTGCCGTTCTCGACCAGCAGGTTCCGGTCCAGCGAGACCGGCCCCTTGTGGGCCTTGATCCACCCGGCGAGGCCGCTGATCCAGCCAGTGAGCCTGCTCCAGATGGCTGTCAGGCCGTTCCAGAAGCCCTGGAGGACGTCCTTGCCCGCGTTGTACAGCCACGATCCGGCGGCCCGGAAGATGCCGGTGACCCTCCCCGGCAGCGTGCCGATCCAGCGGGCGACGTCGGAGACGCCGCGGGTCACCCGGCCGACCGTGTTGCGCCAGATGGTGTCCCAGGCTGCGGCGGCGTCGTGGCGGATGGCGTCGAACTTGGTCGAGATCCAGTGACGGCCGGTGTCGAACCACCCGGCCACGTCGTGGAAGCCCTTCGCGGTCCGGGTGATCGTGTTGTTCCAGGTGATGTTCCACCAGTTGCCGATGTCAACGCCGGCCTGGTGCGTCTTCGCCGCGACCCAGTGACGGCCGGTGTCGAACCACCCGGCCACGTCGTGGAAGCCCTTCGCGGTCCGGGTGATCGTGTTGTTCCAGGTGATGTTCCAGGCGGCCTCGATCTGGTGGCCGAGCCCGACCCACGTGCTGAATCCCTGCTGCGAGGGCGTCCCTGTTGGGTTGGCGCCGCCCGGGTTGTCCCACCAGTTGCCCTGCTTGTTGGTGCCCGCGATCTTTCCCGATGACGTGCCCTGCAACGCCGGCTTGACGAGCAGTTCGGTAACGCCCACGGCAATGGCCAGGCCGCCGGCCACCCGCGTTACCCCGGGCAGCAGCTTGGACCACAGCCCGGTACTGCCCGCTCCCGCCGCCGCCGCATCCACCGCGACGCCTTTGGCACCCCCGCCCCCGGCGGTGACCGCGATGCCGCCGGCCATCGTGTCCGCCGCCTTCTGCATCGCCCCGGCCGCGGCGAGCATCGTGTCCCCGGCCCGCTGCATCCCCGCCGCGCCGACGTCGACGCTCGCCCCGCCGAGCAGCTTCTTAACCCACCCGGCCGCCGCACCGACGACCTTGACCCCGACGCTGAACACACCCAGCTTGTTCAGCGTCAGCAGCACACCAGCCGTCTCCACCAGCGGCTTCGCCAGCCCCGGGGGCAGCTTCGCGATCCACGCGAAGAACCCGGAGATGACGTTCAGCTCCGCCGTCGACGCCGGGCCCAGGCCGGGCGCCAGGGCGCCGAGCGCCCCGCCGACGTTCTTCAGCAGGTTTCCGACCGCCGGGCCGTTGGTGCTGAACCAGCCCATGAACCTGGTGATGTCGTCGGCGGTCTTCTTCGAGCTGGCCCACTTCAGCACGGCCGGGCCGAGCTCGCCTATCCCCTGCGTAGCCTTGCCGATGAGCGGGTCGAACTTCGGCAGCAGGATGATGAACGCCTTCACGAAGTCGATCAGCGTGCCGCCTGCCGCGCCGACCGCAATGGACCCGGCGCCGGCGACGAAATCGCGGAACTGGGTGAACGCGTCAGAGTTGACCAGCCGGTCGAACTGGGTGCCGAGATTCCTGATCACCGGGGAAACCGCGCCGATGATCGGGGCCAGTTTCCCGGTCAGGTCCGTGACGGACTTCAGCCACGGCTGCAGCGCGCCCGCCACCACCGGTGTCTCGGCGGCCTTCAGGTCCGACCAGGCGTTCGACATGGCCCCGAGCTGCTTGGACAGGGCGATCTGCTGCGGGCTCAGCCCGGCGTACGCCTTGCCGATCGCGATCTGCTCGGCCTTGTACGCCACCGCCTGCTTAGTCCCGTTGGCGATGGCGACGTTGTAGTTGTCCTGAGCCTTCTGCACGGCCTGCTCGGCCTTCAGCGTATCCGCCAGCACCGGCTTCGCCACGGCCCCGAACGCGGCCAGCGCGCCGGCCCCGGCGGCCGCCCCGCCGCCCAGCCCGACCGCCGCGCCAGCGCCCACTCCGGCCAGGCTCGTGGCCGCCGGGGCGAGCGCCAGCGCCGGGCCCAGCCACCACGGGCCGCCGCCCTTCTTCGCCTTATCGGCGACCTTCTGCAGCGACGCCGCCAGGCCGCCGCCGCCGGAGTCGCCGAGCTTGCTCAGCTTGGAGTTCAGCCGGTCAGCGGACGCCTCCAGTTCCAGGAGCCGCGCCTCGGCGCCCTGCGCGCCGCGGATGGACATGTCCATCGGCTTCGTCACCCGGTCGCGGAGCCGGTCCGCGGCGATCTGCGCCCGGGTGAGCGTGGCCATGGCCGACTTGTCGCCGACCGAGAGTTCGCGGGTCTTCTTCAGGTCCGCGTCGAGCTTGTCGAGCCGGCCCTTCACCGCGTCGAACGTCTTTTGCGCGTTCGGCGCGTTGACGTCGATGAGGAAGCTGATCGTGGTCATCGCTCACCGCTCCAGCCGGGCGGCCACGCCGTCGACCGCCTGCCGGGCGGCGTCGGCGAGCCGCTCCCGCTCGCCGCGCAGCGTGCCCGTGAACCATCCCCGCGCCGACGGCCACTCCTGGGTCTCCCAGCGATCATGGCCGAACACGGGATGGCGCCAGGGCCGGCGAGTCGAGCCGTCCGAATAGGCGTTCAGGTTCGCCTCGCCGGGCGGCATGCGGCTGCCCACCGAGGAGATCCGCACCACGAGCCCGTCGCCGCGCTGCTGCACGCTTGCGGTGACCGTCCCGGCGAGCCGCTCTCGCAGGCCGCCGGGATGACGGCTTGACGCGCTCCGGATACGGTCCTGCGTCTTCCCGGCAGCCCGGCGGGCCGCCTGAAGGTACTCCGCGCGCAGCTCCCGCACCAGCTCCCGCGGCGCCTCGCTCAGCTTGACGGTCACGGCCCGGTCCCGCATGCCGCCCGCCATCACGGCCGCCCCGTGAGCTCGTAATCCAGCATGACCGGACCCTCCCCTATCAAACTCGGGCGACCAGGCGGTGCCGCCGTCACGCTCGCGTTCCTCGTCCTCGGCCTTCACGCGGTAGTAGGCCATCCACTCGGTCAGCTCCGCCGACGAGACGCGGGCGAGCAGCTCGCGGACGGTGCAGCCGAGCCGCTCCGCTAGCTGGAAGTAGAATCGCCGCTCTGGTCGCTCCCGGATTTTCCCGCCAGCTCGTCCACGTCCTCGTCTGACAGCCGGGACAGCCTGGATGCGACCTCGAATACGCGGTCCAGCGCGGCAGCCGATTTCTTGCCGAGCGCGGGCGCGTCGTTGTCGGCGAAAATCCGCTCGCCGTCGGAGTCGACCACGCTGCGGACGACGAGCTTCGCGCGGATGTTGGCGAAGTTCGCCACGAAATCCTTGCCGCGCTGCTGCCTCATTGAGGCTTCGTACGCGTCACGCTCGGCGCCGGTCAGGGCGCGGACCCTGACGGTGCCCCCCCACTCTTTGACTTCCAGGTCCTCGTATTCCAGGTCGTCCGCGTCGAGGATCACGTCACGGGACAGCAGGTTCGTCATGGATGATTCCTTTGCATGCGGGAAAGGGGCGGGAACACAGGAATGAAGCCCGCCAGGACAGCGCCCCGCCGCGCTCCGGTTCCCGCGTCCGGAGTACGGCTGCTGCCCTGGCGGGAGTCAGTTGCTCACGAGGCGGGGATGACCACGTTCTCGACCGGCACCGACGTGACCGCGAAGTCAATCGCGATCGTGCCGGCGTTGGTCGTGGTGACGTCCTTCGGGGCGGACGTGACCGTCACCGGGAAGATGTCCATCAGCCGGCCGGGCGTGTCGCCCTCCCACAGCACCACGATGAAGCCCTGCGTGTCGCGCGGCATGAGCTGCCGCACGTCCTGGCTGTCCTCGCTGGTGTACATGGTGATCGACGACGACTGCGCCGTGATCTGGCCGGGGATGTCCGGCGCGAACCGGTTGGCCAGGTCCGGGACGCTGATAGTCGCCGACGCGACGCTGAACCCGGCCATCGCCGAGATCTCGCCGGTCAGGTTGGTTCCCGCGTCCAGTTCGGCCCGGGAGGGCGCGTTCTTGTTCGCGATCGCGGGCACCCAGTACACCTCGCGGGTACCGGGCGGGTAGTAGCGCGTCGAGCTGGCGATCGGGGTGGCTACCACGATTCACTCTCCTGTCTCGGTATTTGCCGCCCGGCGGCGGGGCTTCTTCTGGGTGCTGCTGTCGTCCGCCGCCGGCGTGCCGGCGGCGGCCTCCGCGGGCTCGGGTTCCGGCGGTTCCGTCTCGATCCAGCCGCAGCGCAGGTGATGGGCGAGCGCCGGCCGGGCGACCCGCGCCGTCAGGCCGGTCACCGGGTGCCTGACGTAAGCCCACTCCATCAGGAGGTCCTGATCACGGCGACGGTCACGCTCGTCGTGTTGTCGTAGGTGAACGTGGCCAGGCCGTCCGCCGGATGCTTGTACAGGTCCGGCAGCGGGATGAGTGTCGTGTCGCCCGCCGGCACCGGCACCGACCGCGAGTTCACGGTCAGGCCGTCGACCGTCTCCGGCACGGCCAGCGTCACCGTGTGCGCCGCCGAGTCGCCGTTCTTCACCAGCAGCACGACGCCGCTGCCGGTCGGGGCCTTGTCGCCGCCGGCCGCGGTCGCCGCGGCATAGTCCGAGGCGGCCAGCGAGAGGCCGCCGTGCGGGATCACCTTCACGGGGAGAGTTGCCATCAGCTGCCTTCCACTAAAAATCCGGTCATGCACTGGTTAGCGCGACGTCCAGGCGTCGCAGTTCACCT